CTTTTGGGTACTGTTATTTTGGGGCTGTTACAACTTGTTGTTTGAATACCTTATTTTAAGGCCAATGGACCTTATCAGTAAAGGGTCGTTATCAACATTTTACTATAGAAATTTCATAGGGATCGAGAATCCACCTGATAGCTGGTATAAAGTACCAAATCACCACTTAGAGAACAAGAACACGAGGTATTTGTTTGCATACAATTCATGTCCGGGGAATTATAAACCAAATGGTGTGTTTTGCACAAAGAAGAAGTATTATGAGAGTGATTTTTGCGATGAATCGAAAATATATAAGATCAGCGAAGGGGAAGCGGTGGATATGAGAAACCGACAGCTCAACCAATCTTCAAATTCATTTGTGAGATTATCGTCAGATGAAAAAGAAGAAGTGATCGCAGAGTACGTCGACGATATACGCATCAATAAGAAGGCATGCAAAAATACGTTGGCCTCGAAAGCTGATCTGATAAGAAGTATCTGCATGGAGAAAGATGATTTACGATCGCCTCAGATTGATAATCTGTGCAAGAATGTTCTGTGCAAAGAATCCCTTGACCCACTTTGTCACAGATACATCGAACTGAGCAATGAATCATCAGAACATTGGAGTACATCATCGCATTTAGAGATTGCAATAAAAATAATCGTGATCATGTTCGTGATTCTTCTGATCGTAAAAAAGATCTAAGCAGGTGTATCTTTTACTTTTATAAATTTTCCAAGATATCTTCTATCATCTTGGTCGAGTTTTCTATTGTCGCGATCTCTCTCTCGGATTTTAAGAGTGTTGTTTTATCCAGGGTCGACTTAATGGATCTGTTGCAGTAGGAAATGAAATACAGTTGAAAGATGATCGTACTTATTTTTGATATTTTCGAAATTCTGTCAAATGCTCCACCACAAAAGTACGGTAGAATGAGATGACACATGAAAACGAGGTTGCATCCGTAATTGTATTTCTGGAAGGATTGAGATGCTTTTTTGTACATGTCTACTTGTTTTTTGTATTCGCTTGCCCTGATGTGCTCATTCATGATGTACCCCTGCATACATGTCCTCGACTTTTGCAATCGGTCGTTATCCATATCCAATTCATCCCTTTCCTGCTTCACGCCATTCAATTCGTGAATCATCGAGTCATATTTTTTGTGCAGAATGTCATTCTGGAGAATGATGTAAGATGCGGAAGTAGTGTCGTTGACAGTATCGGTCCGAGCGTTTCCTGCGAAAAACAATTGAACCGGAGTTTTTGGGTCGTCCATATGTTATATCACATTTACCGTTCCTCTTTAAGTGACTTTTTGTATTTCCCTGTCTTGGTGTCTATTTCGATGTCGTCGTAATTCGTCTTTCTTAAGATTCTTTGAATGTATTTGTCAACTGCGATATCTTTCGGCGAAGTAGGAACCGCACAGTGCGGACAAATCCATTTGACAGACATGGCTGCGAAATTTAAAAACGACTCCAAATCAAATACAGCGATGCATTTGCAGTTTGTTGATCTGGCAGGAATAATGCACCTCATCAAAGACAAAGGACATTTCAAACAAACATCTAGGCTGTGCTGTACCACGATATCATCCTCGACCATAGTATCGTATGCCAATTTACATAAATCCACAGGATCATTTGCCTTGATGAAAGAAACCAATGTTTTCACTGGGATACGAGAGGTGATCGTGACACAAAACAGAAATGCTCGGCTATCCTCTCCACATTCGAAGATGATAGTATTCGAACCGAGCCGTACATCATTCGTTATGTTAATCGGCTTATCTCGACCGTTGCGCCCCATTGGTTTCTGTGGATACCTGTACATGACGGGAACATATGTGTCATTCACCTGACACTGAGCGAGATTCGGCCAATGTAACCTATTTTGTACATCGTCGTCTCGAAACATACAACCAAAATGGATGTCCAGATCATGTCTCTTGACCTCCTTTAACAACGAATTGCTCATATCAAAATGGAAAACGAATTCATCTTTAGATGAAGTGTTTCTTTCTTCAAAGAGAAGAACATCCACGTCTTGTTTGAAAAAATCAGAATTCTTCAAACGTAAGCGTAATTCATCTGGCATCGAGACAGTACGTGATTTACCTGAGTTATCGGCCTTGATGCGCTTGTCCAGCGGACGATCCCATGGTCTGCGACGCTTATCTCCCACGGATTCTTTGCATGCGACGATTGATCCGATTGGGTGACGATGTCTACCATCGTTTGACTGCGATGCAAGTGACTGCGATGCAAGTGACTGCGATGCAAGTGACTGCGATGCAAGTGACTGCGATGCAAGTGACTGGGTGGCCGCTCGTTTAGTACGCGTCGTTGCAGCATCACATCTACTTGACAGATCCGATATACTGACACCCCTAAACTCTTTGGAGAACGCAGACGAGCGAGTTTGTCTCGACTGTGCCTTTGCAGAGCGCCTCGTGGTCATACCGTGGCCATGCGGGAACATCGTCGTGCGTGCAAATGAATGAAGCGCGTGCGCAAAAGTAAAAAAATAGATGCCTTTTCTTTTACAAATTCTCCATTACAAGCTAGGTATTATCTAGTTTTTTGCCATCAGAACCGTTGCTGCTTTGCCCTTCGTTGCCGTTTTTATATTATTTCTTTTCAAGAGGCCGTAATCGACGTTGATCAAGTCTTCGATCGCCTTCAAAGACTCTCTGATGGAGGATTTCGACTTTTTGAACATCTTAGATATGACAGTTATCTTCTTCGGATCCATGATGTACAATGCCACAGAGGCTTTGACTTTCGTACTTTTTGGTAATACAGACAGCTGCTCGACCAAAACAGCTGTCATGACCGGCTTATCGAAATCCAACTCTCTTGCCATCTTCAATACATATTTCTGAAAGGTTGCTTTTCGCCCAGACATTGGCTCGTTTCGACTGGGTGGTTTTGGCAAGTACATGTTTATCAACTTATGCAGACGACCCATTATTCTTTCACCGTAAGTCTTTTGCACGATTTCCGTATCAAAATGAAGGTCGTTATCCAATGCTATACGATATGCGATTGCCAAACATATATGAATGAGGTCAGTGCCTTGTAAGCTTTTACCACAGCTGTATACCTCGTCAATCATGCGGTATCCGGTTTTCGAAAACACCTCGTTCAGGTTAAGCCCTCCGAATACCTGATCTAAAATATCCCGCATCTTCTGGCCCTTTGAGTATATGCTTTCTTGAATCACGAAAGCGTGTTGCTGTGTCGGTGGCTGATTGCCAAAAGAGTCTAGCATGATGTCCTGGTTGCAGCATCCACAGTTTCGACAAACGGAATCCCCTGTCGAGTAGTCTTCAAAATGATCTGGTTCGGCACAGCAGGTTCCATGGGAGCGCATGTCGAAATGAAACGATGTGAGGAGATATCATAGTATATATTTCATTTGGTATATTTCATTAGTGTTTTAAATTTTTTAGTTTTCCGACTTTTTCTCATGTTTTCAACTTTATCCTGTCTGGACTTTCAATCAATCTCTTCTACTTTGGGAGTTGCATCATACTGTGCATCATCCATTTCCACCGGGGCTTCGTTTGTGGCCGGCGCGGGGGCAGGGGATTGCTTCATCACCTTATCCACCTCTGTAGTGAATTCCTGAAGGTGGGATATATACTCATCTGTGGAAGCGGATTGGTTTTCGTCGACCCACTTAATCTTATCTTCAACAAGCTTGTCAAAAATATTTTTATCTGTTATCGCGTTTTCTTCCGTATTGTTTTTCACAGAATAGACAGCTGACTCCAGCTGGTTCCGAGCTTCAATCCGTTCCTTGTTTTTTTCGTCTTCCTCTTTGAACTTTTCAGCTTCTTTCAGCAACTCATCAATTTGGTCTTTTGTCATTTTCGAGTTGTTAGTGATAGTTATGCTCTGAGTCTTGTTGGTTTTCTTATCGATTGCTGACACATTGAGAATTCCATTCGCGTCAACGTCAAGGCTTACTTCGATTTGCGGAACACCTCTCAAGGCCGGGAGAATGCCACCTAGTTCAAAGCTCCCGAGAAGGTTGTTGTCTTTGGTGAATTTCCGTTCACCCTCGAATACTTGAATAGTAACTGCAGGTTGGTTATCAGTGTATGTAGAAAACACTTCCGATTTCTTGGAAGGGATTGTAGTGTTTCTTTCAATGAGATTAGTCATGATTCCACCTGCTGTTTCAATACCGAGAGATAGCGGGGTCACGTCTAGGAGTAATAAATCCTTGATTTCATCATCCTTAGACCCGCTTAAAATGGCTGCCTGCACAGCTGCGCCATAAGCGACTGCTTCGTCTGGGTTCAAGCTTTTGCAAAGTTCTTTACCATTGAAAAAGTCGGAGAGCATCTTTTGCACCTTTGGAATGCGCGTCGACCCACCAACGAGGATAACTTCGTGGATTTCACCCTTGGATAATTTGCTTTCTGATAAGACAATTTCGACAGTAGATATGGTTTTGTTGAATATGTCACTGCACATCTCGTCGAATCTGGCCCGTGTGAGTGTTGCTGTGAAGTCAATACCCTCGAAGAACGATTCGATCTCAAGCTGTCCTTGGTTACCGCTGGATAAGTTTCGTTTAAGTTTTTCGCACGATGTCTGAAGTCTTCGCATCGATTTTTTGTTTACAGTGGGATCCTTTTTATTCTTTCTTTTAAATTCTTCGACGAAGTGCTTGACGAGTCGGTTATCAAAGTCTTCACCACCCAGGTGAGCGTCACCCCCGGTTGATTTCACTTCAAATATCCCATCGTCAATGGACAGTACTGTGCAATCAAATGTTCCACCCCCTAGATCAAAGATCAAAACATTTTGTTCAGTATCTTTCGCATTGTCTAAACCGTATGCGATGGCTGCAGCCGTGGGTTCGTTGATGATGCGCAGCACATTGAGTCCAGCAATAACAGCCGCATCTTTTGTCGCCTGGCGTTGAGCGTCACCAAAGTAAGCCGGAACAGTGATGACGGCATCTTTTACTTCCGATCCGAGGAATGTTTCGGCGATAGATTTCATTTTTTCAAGCACCATTGAAGATATCTCTTCAGCGTAAAATGATCGGGCTTCTCCCTTATAATTCACATGGACTTTTGGCTTATCTTTATCATCTTTTTGAACTTCAAATGACCACAATTGCTTATCAGACTGAACGATCGGGTCATCATATGACCTACCTATGAGGCGCTTGGCATCATAAACTGTATTTGTCGAATTCATAGACGCTTGATTTTTAGCGGCATCTCCGACCAAGCGCTCGTCGTCCGTAAATGCGACGAACGACGGAGTCGTCCGATTTCCCTGATCGTTAGCAATTATTTCGACTCTTCCATTTTGCCAGACACCGACACAACTATAAGTAGTACCTAAATCGATTCCGATTGCGGGCATTGCGGCTTGTTTTTGTTACTACATAAATCGACCAAATCTTTAAATCAATTTATGCCCCAAAAATATATCACATTAACTCAAATGATATACGGAACTATCAAACTGGTGTTCTATCTTTCGATCATCATGTCTACTATGATAACCTTCTACTATGTTGATCTGTACAACAAGTTGTCCAAACAGTTAACGTCAATTGAAACTCGAGTCAAGAAACTTCAAACGACTTCAAACAAATAACTCGAGTGTTTTCAATACAATTTCACTTCACTTCACTTCACTTCACTTCACTTCAAGCTATTGGCTTCGGACCATTCCCTCTTGAACTGTTCGAGCATGTTCCGAATGTGTCGAAGGGCTTCTATAAAGAACTCCGTGAATTCTTTCTTTTTCAACGTGGATGTCATCTTAAAGCACACGATTTTTTCTAATGGATGAGTGACAAAGTACCCAATGAATGTGATATTTTTTTTGTCATCGCCATCGTGCTTCCGAATGTACTCGTTGTACACAAGCGCTTGTATGAGATTTCCTATAGTGTGTGATTCTTCAGACACGTTCAACTCGTAGTTCTTTGCGTCGTCGTACAAAATATCGATTTCTCGAGATTCGATTTTGGTCATCAGAACGTCGATTCTCGTCATGAGATATTCGATGGCGTCTTCGAATATTTGAGCAGGAGTCAAAGCACATTCGGATTCTAACTTGAATTCGAACTCGTTTGGTTCCCCGAATTCATTCTTCTTAAATTCCCTTTGATAATCGATCGTCCTAAACTGTGCTTTAGCCTTCTGTTGTAGATCTTTCGTATCAAGGTCGCTGTAAATTTTCATGTCACTCATCACTGACTCCACATAACGCTTCTCGGCTTGTTCGTATTCGTTTCCTTCCACGATTTTGTTCATGAACGTACACAAACTCGTTGGAGAAAAGCAGCAATGTTTCTCACCACACCCCTTCGAAGCAGTCAAGTTGACGTCGAGTGTAGGAACGGTCTGGGTGTTCAGCATCGGTGGTAATTTTGTGAGTAAAATATACTTGCCAGTTGTCGAATTTTTTGGAAAGATCAGATCTCTCTCAGCATTCGACATTGTAGCTCCATCCTTCTTGACAATTATATGCTCCGATGTGACATTCTTGAATTTATTACTTTCATTAGTTTGATATATCTGAAATGTGTAACGATCTCGAGCTTCCCAGTTTTCTATTTCATCTTTTTTTATATGTATAGGAACCATACTAAACCGTTGTGATAGGAATTCATTATGCAGAGGGGTATCATTTTTAATAATGTCGAAGTCAGGGTTAACACTTGATCTTGCATCAAAATAAAACGCAACACTCTGTATATTTGACTGTATAGCTCGCCTTATCGAGTTCACTATACTTACATCGACATTTCGGATCGTGAAAGATCCTCTGACATCATCTAATTTGAGATCATAAAATGTGTTCATGAAGTTATATAGTGAATACATATCACATTTCTTTAAGTTATTTTTGGTCATCGTTTTTCACTTGTGCTGTGTGTACAAAATCCACGAAAGTACAAAATCCATGAAAAATGCTTGTAATGACAAATTAATACTTTTTCGTGACGCGACAGAAAGAGATGGACGCCACAAAATCGTGCGCCACGCCACGCCACGCACAGTACGAACAGGATGACCGCTTCGAATCACGTATGCGACCATGTCGACTACGCGAATGAATGCATGAATGAATGCGTCGATCAGTGCATCGATGAATGCGTCGACGAAGCCATTCCGTATAACACGCGGACGAGCAAACCGGGAAACAGAGCGACGTCGGGAGTCGAGAAGGTTTTAGAAAGCATAGAAGCCGAAAAGCGAAGCATGTCTACTGCCACTTACATGAAGCTAGTAGCTGTGTGCAAGAACGCAGATGAAGGCGTGTCTGTGGTAAAGACCGCCGAATCGATGATGGATACCATATTCGATATCAAAGATAAACTGTCGGATGCGACGTTCTTGAAGATGACCGACATGTGTAGAGATATTTTTATTTGTGAACCGATGATCACAACGGGACGCAGTTCATTGCTACAAGAAGGTGAAGGTCGGACGATGTGTCGTCCGACGTTAACGTGTTTGGGAGTTATTATGGATGTGTACAAATTGGGAAGGGAACTCGAGGTGAAGATGCTGGCTATACGTGTGACACTGAAAGAAGGCGTGGAGACGTTGACTGAAGTTCAGAAGGCGGACTTAGAGAGGCAAGTTGCTAAACTGAGAACTTATTATACAGGGCTAATTTTGAGGGGCAAAGAAGCTTTTGAAACGATTTTTCATGGAAGCAATCCAAGTGCGAAAACATTCAAAGAGGTCATAAGAAATGGGCAAGTCAGCCTCGGTTATGTGCTGAGCCGTAACATCACATATGCTATGCGGAAGAAGTCGCGAAAGATGCATGTTGACTCTGATTCACAGTGAATCGCGATACAGTAGCATTTTCATTTTTTGTGGGATTTCGAGGTTCATAATACATATTATTGATACAGAACTAAAATCACAAGGGGCTTTGCTTTGCTGTATTTTAACAGCTGCGTTGAAATAATAAATATCAAATTTTCTTACTATGTCTTAAAGTCAAATGCTGCAAGCTTTGAATATGTCAACTAACACGAAATTCATTTTCAAATGCATAAGAGAGAGGAACAATTTTTTTACGATCCATTACTTGAATAATTACTTCGAAGACGAGAATTTGTTAGATGAGAATGGTGATGACGTATTTATGAATGTTATAAAATTTGGTTCAATTGAAATGATTACTTACGTCCTTGGGTTACGGTTCAACAGGTCGGTCGACGTGTATGACCACGAAGGTACGCATATGCTGTTTCATGTAGCCAAAAGAAGTGATTTGGACTTAGACACTACGAAAGAGATACTCGCGCGGTCCTCTGGAAACAAAGACATGAGGAGTGATAAATACGGTTCATTGTTGAATCATTGTATTTCAAGTAAAAACATTGGAGCAATATCGGTTCTGATGACTTATGGAATCGATGTCAATGCTCTTGATGAAAATAACGATCCGGTGATATTTCGTTGTGTGACGCATGGGTTGTTGGAGATAAGTAATATGCTGATCAATGACGCCAAGTTTGACGTAAATTTATGCAACTCATATAATGAAAGTATACTGGAGGTCGCGCTGTTAAAAAACATGTTAATTCACGGGTCGGTGATCATGAAGAAGCTACCCAAGGATCTATATTCTCGAGGACAATCGTTGAAATTGATGGAGATTTGTATTGATAAGAAGAACACGATGATGGCGTGGAAAATATATACGACACATTCAATCATCCTCATCCAAAGGCACGTCAGGGGACATTTGACACGTATCAGACATGTATCAGCCCGTAACCAGATGCCAAAAGAGTCAGTCCCATAAAAATGGACACGAAAAATCTGTGTGTAATGGCGTTATAAATGATGTAGTGATAAGCCGTTATAATGAATGACCTATCCAAGGTATTGTAGTCGGACAACTTCAAACTGAATCCAAGCTTATCCGTATTGAGTGTCAACATGTCATTAAAACCATCGTTCTGTTGTGCATGTGTTGCGACAAGACTGCAAAGAAAAACAAATGCAATCACGCCGTAATTCACACTCATGTAATTTTTATATTTCAGGGCTTGAATTTGAAGACGAAGCGATTCGATTTCCTTCAAATTATCGGCTCGTTGTCGAGTCATCATATTTCCTGTATCAGCTGATGTTATGTCTATGCTTCGAAGCTTTATATCTTTTTTCATGCGATCGATTATTCTTCACATTCGCATTCGACCTCATCGTCAAGATCATTTTCATTTTCATTTTCATGTTCATTTTCATGTGCAAATAGAACTTGATCCTCATCTTTTTGAATGAGTTTTGGATGGGTATCGTGATTAATGTTTGAGCGATGACATTCGTCCGTTTGATCGTTATGGGTATAATGATCATGATGTCGCAACCGTCTCATTCCTTCGAACCAATCATTCCGAATTTCCTCAATTTCATCCTCAGTAAGTTTCGGAGGGTCACATCTAGATCTTTCATCTTGTGCGAAAAAGAAATTATCGTCACAAGTCGAATAATTTGGATACAATTCGTACATCAGATTTAATATCAAATTTGTATCACACAGAAATTCTTTTAGTGCGGTTATACGTTTCGTTTCGGTACTCGTGTCAATACAGAGATTTGTACCAAAATGATTGTAGATCGATTGCTATTCTTCAGAGGACGTCACTTTCACGGATTTCTGATTTTCTTCATTTTTTTGCCACTTTTTTTCTTACTTTCGCTTCAATCGACATTTTCAAAACGAAAGCAGTTAACTTCTGTTCATCAAAAACCCGAAAAT